ATCTACAACAAGTTGATTGGCCGACGTAAGGCTTATCGAGCCATCTTCCTTGGCGAGGACGGCAAGTTGAGTCAAGACGGTGAATTGGTCATGAACGACCTGCTAAAGTTCTGCCGATCGACAAAGTCAACCGCTCAACTAACAGCAGGCGGAACAATTGATCCATATGCCACGCACTTGGCAGAAGGTCGCAGGGAAGTGCTGATTCGCATACAATCAATGCTCGGGGTCAGTGATATGGACCTGCGAGAACTAGCGCAACAGATGGCCGGACATTCCGACAACCAATGAGGATGCACTGATGGAACAAGCACAAGGCGGCGAACAGCAGCACCAGGCCGCAGCTGGGCAAGAACAACAGCAGCAACAGTCTCAACAGGCTGATGCCGCGAAGTCGTGGTACTCGGGCTTCGATGAGATGACCCGTGGCTACGTTGAGCAGAAGGGCTTCAAAGACCCTGCTGCCGTGGTCAACAGCTACCAGAACCTGGAAAAGCTGATGGGGCATGAGCGTGCCGGTCGCACCATGGTCCTTCCGAAAGACGATCAGGACACCGAGACGCTCGGCAAGATCTACGACCGACTTGGCCGACCAGCAGCGCCAGAGGACTACAAGCTTCCAGTGCCGGAAGGGGATCAAGGCGAGTTCGCCAAGATCGCCGCCAGCAAGTTCCATGAGTTGGGTCTGTCATCGAAGCAAGGTCAGGCACTCGCCGAGTGGTTCAACGGTCACGGTACTCAGTTGCAGCAGCAACAAGAGGCACAGTTCGAACGCCAGCGTGATGAAGATTTCGCAAAACTTGAACAAGAGTGGGGAAATGAATTCGCCACAAGAAGTGAGCTTGCCCGCAGATCGATGCGTGAGGCCGGACTAACCCCGGAGGACGGGGCGATCTTGGAGCGCGCACTCGGCATCCACAAGGCCGCAAAAGCTTTTGAGTTTTTCGGGAAGCACTTTGCTGAACACGGAGGTAAAGGATTTGATAATTCTGGCGGAGGCCGCTTCTCACAAACTCCAGAAGAGGCAAAGGCGAGAATCAATTCGTTGACTCAAGATAAAGCTTGGCAGCAGCGCTATTTTGGCGGAGATGCCGATGCTCGGGCAGAGATGGAACGGTTGCAGAAAACAGCCTATCCTAGCTAAGTAATGGTGCGCATCTAGGAGGCATCCGAAAAGCAGCTTGTCACTGCCCGATGCGCACACCCTAATGACAGCCTCTAGACAGGTGGCGACATGCTTACACACGATGTGTTAAAGGGTGTTTTGGATTATTATCCAGATAGTGGGATATTTAAGAGCCGGAACAAAACAAGTAAAAAGCCAGCAGGATCAGTGGTTGGGTGCATTGGCACACATGGGTATCTGGTCATAGCAGTAAAGGGTAGATCATATTTAGCTCACCGATTGGCATGGTTTTACATGCACGGAGAGTGGCCGAAAGATCTGATTGATCATGTGAATGGCGTTAAGGTAGACAACAGGTTTGTAAATCTTCGAGAATGCAGCAAGAGCCAGAATGGCCAGAACTCGAAGGCAAGGAAAAGCTTCTCAGGAGTCAAGTCTGTCGAGTGGCATACTGGCGCTGGGAAATGGAGAGTCAGAATGGAGGTGGCCGGGAAGAGGCACCACATCGGATTTTTCGTATGTTTGGAACAAGCCGAGCAAGCAGCAATAGCCGCAAGAGAGAGATTACACGGCGAGTTTGCACGGCACGCGTAACCAGCGGACAAGGCGAAAGCCCCTGCACTGATTTAGAAATACCTGATCGGCCCCCTATTGGGACAAGCCAAAGAACCTTTTGACTTCAATCCTGATAGGTGAATGCTATGAGCAACCAAATCCCAACACATTTTGTGTCTCAGTACACGTCAAATCTCCAGATGCTCCTGCAACAGCGCGGCTCCCGTCTGCGCGAAGCAGTAATGACCGAATCCCACATCGGCGAGAAAGCCGTAGCTGTTGACCAGCTCGGCCCGGTAACTGCCCGTCAAGTGACTGGCCGCTACCAGCCTCTGGTGCCAGATGACACTCCAACCGACCGTCGCTGGGTATCTCCTGGCGACTACGACTGGAATGATCTGGTGGACAACTTCGACAAGCTGCGCCTGCTGGTTGATCCTACTTCGTCTTACGTGACCCAAGGCACCTACGCCATTGGCCGCGCAATCGATGCCGAGATCGTCCGTGCATTGCTGGGCACCGCATTGACCGGCAAGACCGGCACCACTGCGACCACTCTTCCAGGCACCCAGGTTGTCGGCGTCAACGTCGGCGGCACCAACACCGGTCTGAACAAAGACAAGCTGGTCGAGGCTCGCCGTCTGCTGATGGCCGCTGAAGTCGATATCGACAACGATCCGTTGTTCGTCGCGATCACTGCTCGCCAGCACGCCGACCTGCTGAAAGAAACCCAAGTGGTCAACACCGACTACGTGAGCCGTCCGGTTCTCGAAGACGGTCGCATCCGCAGCTACCTGGGCTTCAACTTCATCCACATCGAAGGCCTGCCGGTCGCATCGTCGGTCCGCTCGGTTCCTGTGTGGGCGAAGTCCGGCATGCATCTCGGCCTGTGGAAAGACATCCAAGGTCGTGTCGATCAGCGTTTCGACCTCTCGTCCATCCCGTGGCAGGTCTACGTTTGTGCGACCTTCGGCGCTACTCGCCTCGAAGAGAAAAAAGTCGTTCAAATCAACTGCTTCGAAGCATAAGGGGCTGAATCATGGCTATCGTAAACACGAAAGGCACTACCGTAACCAACGCCGATGCTGGCGTACTGAGCGACCGCAAGTTCGCCCGGTCTCGCCTGATCAGCTCCATTGGTTTCGTCAACAAGGCTGCCGCTGACAACAACACCTCGGTCTACCGTTTCGCACGGTTGCCGTCGAACGCTGTTATCCGCGCCATCACCGTCAACTCGGATGCTGCCATCACTGGCGGTACTGCATATCAGCTGGCCGGCTACGACACTGCCACCAATGGTGGCTTGGTCATCGCCAACCTGACTTCCTTCGGCGCCGCTCTGGACTTGTCCACTGCCAGCATCAAGCCGTTGCGTCCCGGTGCTGCTGACGTGGAGAAAGCGTTGTGGCAATTGCTGGGGTTGACTGTTGACCCAGGCAAGATGGTCGACATCGCGTTGCTGGCGACCACCGCAGGCACCACTGCTGCGAACATCTCTCTCGACGTTGTTTGGGTCGAGTAACTGCCTGCCGGCGTCTTCGGGCGCCGGCTCACTTTCAGGAGTACGAAAATGGCACAGCGTAAATTCGCCATTGATGTCGGGCAGCATGATTCGCAGGTCGTCATCACCAACGGCAGCGGCATGACCGCAGGCCTTGAGCTTCAGATCGATGACACCAAGCTCACCAAGAAGGAAGACGCGATCATCCTTCTGACTGAGATGGTCAGCCGTATTCAGGAAGGCGTGTGGCCACCGGTTAACTCGTAAGGGGCTGCCATGAATCGTAAAAAGGTTCGATCAGACGGCAGTGATGCCTTGTCGGTTGCGACGACTCCAGGCCAACAGTTCCCGCTTGGTTATCAGCAGATCACTGACCTGACCGGGGTTGTCCTTCTTGTTCCGCCTGTCGGAGCATGCTTTGCAGTAATCCAGGCTGAAGGCGCACCAGTCCGCTGGCGTGATGACAACATTGCCCCGTCTGCTGCTGTGGGGATGCGCCTTCCTCAGAACAGCGAGCTACGGCTTGATGCGATTCTGACTGGCGTTCGTTTCATTCAGGAAGCCGCTGGGGCGAAACTCAATATCAGCTATTACGGGTGACGTATGCCGACAACAGACGCAACGGAAGGCATCAAGGGTGATCCGGGGGCGCCTGGTTCTCAGGGCGCTCCGGGTATGCCTTTCACCCCGGCAACACCAACGGTAGTCACTCCAACCTATAGCGTTGCCGCGCAAGCAGCCGATCCATCGAAGCCGGCGCTCATCTCCGTGATGATCAGGGCAACCTACAACATCACCCTGGCTGCGACATTCACTGATACGGTAGAGCTACGGATTGGCGCTGTTGCTGCCGACGTGGCTGCCGGTACTGGATCGAGCATCAAGGTTGCTGAGGCGATCTTTGGTGTGACCGGCATCGCACTCACTGTCGGGATGGCGCTTGATCAAGAGAACCAGCTTGTCTCGGTTCTCCCTACAGGATGGTATTACGCCATCCGCCGCACGAACGGAACCCGCGCTGTGATCTCCACATGCGTTAGCCAGCCGCTGTCCTGATGGGGGTCACATGGCATCTAAGACAGACATCGCAAACCGGGCGCTGACGAAGCTTGGAGATGATCGGATCATCGATCTTCTCGACGATACCGAGCGCGCGAGAACCATCAACAGCCTGTACAACTCTTGCCGAGATGCTGAGCTGCGCGCCCATGTCTGGAACTTCGCAGTTCGCCGTGTGGCGCTTCCAAGGTTGGCCAGCGTCCCGGCATTCGGTTTCCTGTATGAATACCAAATCCCATCAGAGAGCCTGCGCCTTATCCAAGTCGGTGAGTGCTGGCATTGGTGGGGGCTTCAGGACTATGTGACCTCATCGACTGCCGAGTTTCAGGTAGAAGGCCGCAAGATCCTCACGAACTTCAATGCGCCTCTCAAGATCCGCTACATCGAACGGATCGATGACCCTGGTTTGTATGACGCGCTTTTCGTTGAATCCTTTGCGTGCCGTCTTGCGATGGAAGCCTGTGAGCGAATCACCCAATCGAACACCAAGCTCCAGGCTCTCGAGGAGCAGTACAAAGAGAACATCCGGATGGCGATGCGCGTTGACGCCATCGAGAACCCTCCTGAACAGCTACCTGATGAATCTTGGATGTTGTCGCGCCTATGAAAGCCACTCCTATTCAAAGCAGCTTCAACGCCGGCGAGTGGGCACCTGAGCTTTCAGGGCGGACCGATCTGGCCAAGTACGGCAACAGTTGCTACCGGATGGAGAACTGCATCCCTCTGGTACAGGGGCCGGCTCGTCGGCGCGCTGGCTCTCACTTCGTCCAAGAGGTCAAAACCTCATCGGCAAGGACGTGGTTAGTTCCTTTTGAGGTGGCATCTGATCAGGCTTATGTCCTTGAGTTCGGGCAGATGTACATCCGGTTCTACGCAAACCATGCGCCGGTTGTCTCAGGTTTGGCGCCGATTGAGATTGCCAGCCCTTACTCAACGGCAGATCTTGTGCGGGAGGATGGCACATTCGCCCTGAGCTTCGTTCAGTCGGCTGACGTTCTGTACATCGCCCATCCAAACTTCCAGACGCGCAAGCTTTCACGCACGGGGCCGAATACATTCGTCCTATCTCTATTTGATGCGAAGGGTGGTCCATTCGAGGATATCGATCCAGATCAAACAATCACCATGCAGGCCAACACAACGGCCTTCACCGGTGGCGTAACGATCACTGCATCAGCCTCCATCTTCACCCCGCAGGATGTCGGCAAGCGCATTCTGATCGAGCAGAACATCGTTGATGCCAATACCCAATGGGAAGTGTCAAAGACAATCACGCTTAACCAGATTGTTCGCAGCGACGGTAAGAACTACAAGGCAACGAACGCCGGCACAACCGGCACAGTCCGGCCTGTCCACACTCTAGGAACTCGATCTGACGGTGCGGTGAACTGGCAATTTCTTGACCCAGGCTATGGCTGGGCGCAGATCACCGTGTATACCAGCCCGACTATCGTGTCTGGATCGATTGATAGCCCGTTCCCGAATGGCGCGGTAGCAACGCCTAGCAACCGCTGGGCATTCAGCTCATGGAGCAATCAGGCAGGCTGGCCGTCGCATGTCACGTTCTTCCGCGAGCGCCTGTGCTTTGCTCGGTCGTCTGACCAGAAACTGTGGTTCTCAGTGGCTGGCGATTTTGAGGACTTCAGCCCGAAAGATGCTGGTGGCAACGTGGTTGCTGATCAGGCGATCTCGATCCGCATCGACTCAGACAAAATCGACACTATCCAGTGGTTGGCCCCGGCTGACGCACTGATCGTTGGCACCTCAGGCGCAGAGCATGCTGTCCGAGAGATGACCACCAACGAGGCATTCGGCCCAGGCAACGTGAAGATCATAAAGCAATCGAACTACGGTTCTTGCGGGATGACTCCGGTGTTCGCTGGTGCAACCATCATGTTCGCCCAGCGGAGTGGAAGGAAGCTCAGGACGTATCAGTATGACTTCAGCCGTGACACCTACGATGGTGCTGACATGTCGGCACTGGCCCCACACTTCTTCCGTCGCGGCTTCAAGATCACTCAGGCCTGCTTCCAGCAAGACCCATACAGCATCATCTGGAGCGTGAGGACTGACGGCCTGCTGCTTGGATTCACATTCGATCAAGAGCAGTCTGTACAGGCATGGCACCGCCATACGTTCCATGGCGCGGTCGAATCGGTTGTGTCGATTCCTGCGCCGAACGGTGATCGAGATGATGTGTGGATGATCACTAAGCGGACCATCAATGGCGTTACTCGTCGATATGTCGAATACCTTGATGAGGAGTGGGATGACAGCCTGCCGCTCTCCAGTGCGTTCTATGTCGACAGCGGACTGACTTACAACGGAGTTCCGATCACTACCGTTACAAACCTTGGACACCTTGAGGGTGAGGTTGTTGATGTGCTTGCCGATGGCGCCCCTCGTCCACGCAATCAGGTCATTGGCGGGCAGATCGTATTGGATCGACCGGCTAGCATTCTAGTCGTTGGCCTGCCATGTCCTGCAAAGGTTGCCACGATGCGCCTTGAGGCTGGTGCTGCTGACGGTACAGCGCAAGGGAAGATCAAGCGAATTACCCATGTGACCTTCAGGTTCATGATGACGCTCGGCGGTAAGTTTGGGCCGGCAGAGGACAAGCTTGAGACCATCGACTTCAGATCAGGTAACGATCCGATGAACCAAGCCCCTCCAACTCTGGCCGATGGTGATAAGCGTCAAGCCTGGAACAGCGGA